ACACGCCAGTTGTTTAAAATATTATCAGGTCTTTCCCACTTACCACTCTCGTCATGTAGTAGTAACTGTAACTTTTCCCCGTCATAGCTGTTATCACCTGTGTTCTTCCAGTCAATTGTAGTATCCAGACCCTCTAACTCATCGTCAGCGAGGTGGAACATATTCTTCTTAGTAATCTTAGACGCAGGAACCCTATAAGCGAGTTCAGTCTTCGGCTTGTCCATACCATCCTGTATAGGTTTAAAGAAGAACGGGTAGTTGTTTGATATAGGCACAACCTTATCTGTAAACATTTTCTTAGCGTCACTACCACTCTTGGATAGTATCCCTATCCTTGAGTCTTTAGTTATAGTGGCCTGGTTCACACCCTCGCATGAACTCATAAAAGAAAACCCTGAACGTCTTATCTTTAGGTAGCACATACCAAAGCTTCTCTTGTCAGCCTTACATGCCTCCCAAAATAAATAAAATATTCTATTAGCCTCTCTGAAGTCTGGGTTACCTATATCAATCTTAGTCCACTGAAGGTACATATAGTGAGTGCCTGTTATATATGTTGACTCTCCGTTATTCATAAACCAGTAGCCCTGCTCCCTCCTGTCAAACTCTTCTTCTATATAATCAACCCACCTATCCTTAAATACATCTGGTGTTTCGTGCCATTGAAATATAGATTTTATCCTAGATAACTCTTTGGATAGAGGAGATGTCTCCCAGTACTGATCCTCCTTTTTAATAGAACGTTTATCTACAGTTGTAGGTGTCTTAGGTAAAGCAATCCTTAGCCCATTAATTTCTATTATATCCCCTATCTGTCCTGTCTTAGATATAACAACCACATCATACTTGTCGTTATATCCATACTGCCAGGTCTTAGCCTTGTTCTTTGTGGTGAGAACCTGTTTAGGTATGTACTTAGTAAGTACCTTGTGTAAACTATTTTGACCTTGACTCTGCAAATCCTTTCGGGGTGTTAGTTTTTTTCTCGGCAACATTACCATCAAGCATAGCCCTCTCCTCCTCTATACGTTTAAGTATTTCAAACGCATCAAATATAGCAAGCTTTTTAGTAGCCGCAGCATTCTTTAATCTATCTGGAGCTAAGTCATCCTCTTGGTCAAACTTAATTATATCCTCCTTAGCAACCTTTACTAGTTGCTTAACAGCTTTCTCTCCAGCCTCAATTATACTTAACTTAAGTTCCCTTATATTCATACTATACAACCATTGTTATGTTATTAGTAAACATCCTGTATAGCTTCTCATCATCCACAGTAAACTCATACTCACTGTCTGGGGTGAAAGATATCTCGTCACCAACCTTTACACCCAGGTCTATTAGCTGTTGGTTTATATATCTTACGGTACCCATCAATGGCTCGTCACCAACCTTGGCTATAAAAGATTCCTTAGCGTCCACTGGCTTTATAAAGCAGTACTTGCCATGAGCGTTCCAATCACCGTCTTGCTTATACAAAAAAAACTGCTCGTAGTCTACTAGGAATAGGTTGTCCTTAAGGAAACTCCTGCCACTCTTCTGCACACCCTTCATGTCGTAGTAAAACTTAAACACGTTGTGGTGCACTAGCAGTGTGTCGCCAACCCTCACAGGACCTTTGTATGATATTGGTAGTGCTACTACTCTTGCTTGTCTATTAGAAGATATATGGTCCTCCTGAGATACACTTGTTATAAGCTCAGTTCCATCCATATCCTTCACGTTGTCGTACCTCCTATCGTTAAGGGGTTCAACAATGAAGTTGTATGGTGACCTCATTAAAAGTTTATATTAAATTCTAAAGATATTGGTAGGGTGCGTAGGAACTCCTTCCACATGTAAACAACATCCTCCTTCTGTATCCATATCTTGTATGAATCATCTGCCGCCTGTATGAGGTGTATCTTATGTGAGCCCCCTAGTACGTCTTGCCCTACAATGTAGTGCATTGCCCCAGACTTATAGTCTGAACCGATTGATATTTTTCTAATGTCCATTTCATTTAATTTAAATTTATTTTATCCTACCAAACAATATTAAAGTCTGCACCAAAATTAGTAAGCCCAGTAGCACTATAGTTTTGTTGGTATGTTATACCATATGATTCACCTGGTGCTAGTTTCTGAACATCCGTAGTAGCCTCAAAAGAAAATGTTATATTAACCGCAGTATTAGCAACATAACTTGTAAATACAGCTGAAGCGGCTAACACAGGCGTATTTGACCCAGTATTCGTGTAACTTAACTTATATAAATTAAACCTATAAGTTCCATCAGTATTACAAAAGAACCCCATTGTGGCTAAACATATGTCATAGTTAGGGTACGTTACGTTACAAGATCCATTACCTATAGGGTTTGTTAATATTACAAAAGGATAAAAGTCAATGTTAGCAATTGGTGAGCCTGGAGCTACCTCATTGTTTAGTTCATTCATCCCATACGCATTGTTGGTATTAATCTTAGTACGTGCATACTCTGTACCAGAAACATATGTTTGAGAACTTGTTCCATTTAGTAATAGTATATTTCTGCTTCCATGCTGTTCTTGTGCAGCTGGAGGCTGCCATGTACCATCCGCACGTAAGAAGTCTAAAGATTGATTTGCTGCCGCTGATGATGGCACAGCCCCAACGTTCGCTCCCCCATCAAAGACAAGGGACTTAATAACGACTCCACCTACTGTACTACCTAGTTCTAATGGTGCCCCTACAGATGTGTTATAAGGAGCAAGACCTAAAGAAACTGAGGTTACTAATCCTGAAGGAACCTGCCATAAACCATCTGCTCTTAAAAAAGTTGTTGACTGGTCTGATGCCGCTGATGATGGGACGTATCCAACATTTGCTCCCCCTTCAAAGTAATGAGAAGTTAAAACAACAACTCCCGTAGGTGATGATACAGAAAGAGGTACCCCATTAGAAACGTCAGTAACGGCACTAATATTTGTTACCGCACCCGTACCTGTAGCTGTCCATTGTAGACCTGTTCCTGTAGAACTTAACACCTGCCCTACGGTACCCGTAGAACCTGATCCATCCGTTACTGTAGCTGGAGTAATAGTACCTGAAAGAGTTATGCTTGCGTTAGCACCCGTTGCACTGTTGCCTGTGTCTAATACTTGTTGTAGTGTGTTTGTCTGTACAGCTGGTGCTGCCCAATTCCATCCTGTTCCTGTAGCTGTAAATATCTGACCTGCGGTACCAATGCTTGTAGCGTCATGTACTGTACCTAGTATATATAAAGCTGCAGTATTAGGAGCATCCCCAACAGCGGTAAACCTATTGTTTCCAGAATAAGTGTTTGAACCACTTGATGATATATCATTACTAGCCCCTAAAATAAGAGCACCAGTACCTGAGAATGTCATGCCTATACTTGCTGCAGTGTTACCCGCAGTAAGAACCTGTTGTAGTGTTGGCACAGCAGATGCAGGTAATGTATTGGACCACTCCAATCCTGTAGCCGCTGAGTTTACAGCGAGCCACTGTCCTGCAGTACCCGTAGAACCAGCACCGTCACTTATTAATCCCGTTGCGTCAAAGTTAAGTGTAGAACCGTTAATACTAACAGTGTTGGTAAACGTAGTTAAACCTGACACCGTTAAGAACGCAGGGTTGTTTACAGTAATACCACCACCAGCGTCAGACACTATAAGGTCTGAGCCGTTCATATTTATACCTAAGGTAGTTGTATTTCCTGCCGTAAGAGTCTCTTGAAGTGTAGACACCGCAACCGTTGGTGGGTTAATCCACTGTAACCCCGTTCCTGTAGAGGTTAGGTACTGACCCGCAGTACCAACACTTCCCTGTGCTGATATTGTTGTTGGTAGTAAGCCTACGCAAGTAATGTTTCCCGTAAGTACTATAGATAAAGCTGACGTATTACCTGTAGTTAATACAGAGTTTAAATCTTGAGCAACACTACCCGCCCCGACAATGTCCGCAACAGTAAACGTTACCGTCTTATTACTGTCGTTAACATCAGTTCCTATAAGTAGGTCACTTGCTGCAGGGGTTACCGTAGGGTATACCGTAGTGTTCTCAATCTTTGCCATGTCTTTATTTTTCTATTTCTAATTCTTTTTCTTTAATCTCTCCCGTCTCCATGTTAATGATAGAGTCAGCACCGTATGTTTCCATTAGAGACTTTTCAAGCTCTACAAACTCAGCCTTCAACTCCTCAACCCGTAAGCATACTCCATGCTTCTGTAGTGTTAGGTCTCCTAACTGTGTCTTTAA